AATTCTTCACTTAGACCAATAACATGTTTGCCAATGGCATCGTATGGTGTTCCGCCGTTTTTAATATGTTCTGCTAGAGCTCTTGCTCCATTAAGATGTTTGCTAGGGTAAAGGAATCTTTCTCCTAGGCTATTCTCAATATAGATACTTTCAATGTGTAAGGTACGTCCAGCAGCCAGTTCAGGATTAACAGGTGCTGAATGTTTAATGATTAAACGAGCTTCTCCTAAATCCTGGTAACTTACTTTAGATGTACCAAAAAGTTTGCTTTCCATCATGTTACCTTCTCCGGTTTCCTCGGGTCTTTTTGCTAAGAAATTGTAATCTCTTTTGTCTAAATTTGATTGTCCGCTTGTTTGAGCATCAAACTTTAATCCATGGCCTCTGGCAAAACCTTTAAAAGATCTTACCCACTTATAGGCTTTTCTATGTCCATTGCTAGGCTGATTATCAGGAGTGAAGTCTCCTAAAATTTTAATAACTAAACCCTCGTCATCGTCAAGGGTCATTGTGATAGTGGCCAGCGGTTTTCCGCCCTCGGAATATTTAAATTCAAAGAAGCGGGCCTGCGGTATGTCCTCTTTCTTGAACAAAACTTGCCCATCTTCTCCGCCAATTTTTATTGATGGGAAGCGAGTTTGTATTTTTCCATAGAGTTCTTTGGCAATATTGTCTAAATTAGCGTCCATATGATATTTATCAAAGGTTAGTGGAAACAAAAATGGGTAGAGGGGGTTCTATATCTTCCTCATACAGGTCACGACTGCTTAAAACTTCAGTAACTCTAGGGTCCCAATCCGCTAAAATTACGCTCATTCTAACTAACAACAACAGTGCCGATACTAGATCGTCGTGTAGTCCTTCTTTTGCTTTAAATGTAGTTCCAGCCGCAATAAACCCCTTTAATTCGCTGATTAACGGGCGGCTGTTGATTTTTATTCTGTCTGATTCTATTAAAAATTTAAGTCTAGCGCAGGCACTAACTTTAGTGCTATAGGTAGTATTAAATCCTTTGCGGAACTTACGAACATGCCCTTTGCGTATAGGTTCGCTGACAAATAGTCCTGGGAAAGTTTCTTCACCCATATCTTTAATGACTACTAATCCAGCTTCTCCAACTGTGTTATTTTCTATACTCCAGTAGATGTTATTGGAACTTTCAACACCTAGCTGTTCTTGTATGTAATTTAATATATCACGTAATATTTTAATTTGACCTTGTATTGGTGTTATATTATGTTGCCACTCGGCGCATTGTATCATACTAGGTAATTCAAATACTTGTATGGCTGCATAGTCGCCTCCTGTGCCTAGACTAGGATCAAGTGATACTAGGTAAAGATTATTTCCTGAGGGTTTTCTATACCAGCGTACTTGACCCATTTTCTCAACAGGGTCTCGACCTAATAGTTCACTTAGTTTGATACTGTTAATTAACGTTTCGTCATAGACTAAGAATTCACAACCGTACTCACGACGGAAACGTTCTTCGCCGATGCGGCCCATTTCTGCTTGTTTCCAAGCATCATCGCGGTCAGGGTGATCGTCCCAATTTGATCTGTAGCCAAAGAAACCATTAATACCTACATCATTTTCAATAGTATCGCCATACTCGTCAAACTTGTGTTGACTCTCTTTCCAGATAGTAGCAAACGTGTCTTCGTCTGAGTTTGGTGTGCTTGTAATGATTGCCTTACCACCAGTTGCTAGTGTGGGCGAAATAGAAGTCCAGAATTCTTCAGCAATGTTAGGTTGTACAAACGCAAACTCGTCACAGTATAGTAGGGAGATAGACATACCACGACCTGTTGTACCTGTAGTTGTTTGACTTACAATACGACTACCGTTATCAAATTCAATGCTACCTTTATTGTAGCTAACTACCCCGCATCGTACATAATCAGGGCATAGTTCGTATCCATAACGGATACGTTGCATAATTTCCTGAGCACCTGTATATTTGTGTGCGGCAACTAGAATTGTTTGGTCAGGATGGAACATTGCATACCAGAGCAAATATCCAGCGGCGCAAGTTGTCTTGCCACTCTGACGTGGCATCATGTTGACATTAAAACGATGATCGTTATAAGAATGCAACAGTCCTATTTGATATTCGTAAGGCTCAAACCGTATCTTACCTTTTGTAGGATGTTGTATGTTAAAAAAGTTTTTAACAAAATATAAGTATCCTTCAACGGGGTCACTGCACATCAACAGGTCTCTAACCTGCTCTTCGGTAAATCTTTCTTTGGTGTGTGCCTTTTTGGTTAAGACGCCATCTAAACTTTTTGCCATAACTTTATTTACATAAAAAAACCACCCCGTAGGGTGGTTTTGGTAGGGTACTTAATCTACCCAGGCTGCACTAGTTTAATCGTCTAGGTCACCGCGAGCTTTTGCTGACTTTAACATATCAACTCGATCTTGATAGCCTTTGACACCTGGTTTAATATCTTTGGCTGCTTTCTTTTCGCCTGCTGTAGGATTCTTAATGTGCTTCATTGTAGTCTTTTCTTGATGACTAGCTTCTTTAATTTCTTTATACAAATTAGCTAATTCAGATAATAATGCTTCTTGCATTGGATTGCCGCCACCGTTAACTTTTGGTGCTTCTGCGCCTTGACCGTGAAGATCATCGCCTGTTGGAGTTACTGCTTCTGGGCCTGCATATAGTTCTGTTGGTGCGTTAGCAAATTCTTCATCGAATGGGAAATCGTCGTTGCCAATAATTACATCTTTGCCGTGATCATGTGGAACTTGGGCGCCGTCTTCAATGCCTTTGAGTATGCTCATTAGATCCTTAATACCACCACTGCCGCTAGCATTTAAACTAACGTTCATGCTAACAGAGTCGCTCTGTTTAGGAGGAGACATCATATCCCCTGGCATATTACATTCATCTAAACTCTCTGAGAAATAATCAAGACCTAAACTCTTTCTTAGTTGAGCAACTTCGTCTAGCGGAACTTCTACTTGACTTTCGTTGGCAGGAACTGAGCGATACATACCATCAGATCCTAATTCTACACTTACTGCTCCTAGTCCTCTAATGCCAATCAATGCCGCTGGAATTTTAATAACTTCCCCAGAGCCGGAACCTGTTTCAGTTCTTCCTGCCCACTTATAAACTTTTCCGTCAATATCAATTGTGTATGGCTCAGGGCCAGGTTTGTATCTTGGATCAAATCTTTTGTTCAACGGCACTACAGCTGGTTTGTCTGCCATAGGTTCTGCTGGTCTATCTGCCATAGGTTCTGCACTTGGTGATGGGGCACTAGGCTTAAACCCACCAGTTACCTGTCCGTCTGGACCAATTGAAACTCTTTCTGATACAGAGCTGTCAATCTCAGCTAGTTTTGATATTAGTTCTTGAAAATTCATTTGTCTGTTCCTTTAGGTGCTTTGATATCAACGTCACTCTTTTTTAGACCTTTAAGAAAACTCATCAAATGCTTTTCGCCGACCATCTTCTGGCCAGCTTCATCTTTTTCGTAGTCTTTTTCAAGAAGAGACTCTCCTTTCTTAGCATTTACTCCAGAAAGATTAATTTCTTCTTCGTGAATATCAAATGGTGTTCTTACACGTATTCTTGATGAATTAATTTTTAATTGTTCAGCAATGTATTCTCTCAACACGGCTGCTGTTGTTGGATATGTAACTTTAATGTCAAATATATTAACTTCAGAAAACTTTTGATCTGGAAAGTCTAAAGGACTTTCTTGTATTGGGGTTCTTTTACCTGCAGAGCAAGCTGTACAACCGTACTTTTCTAAAGCGATCTTCATCTGTTTAGCACAGTCTTTTGGGCAGTCCCCAGCAATCTTTACTTTATATTCGTAAACTTGTTTGCTTTCTTCTAAGTAGGTTTTGAAACTTTTCATAATCGTATCCATATTGTATATTTATGTGTCTTTCATGTTCTTAAGTTTCTCTAGAAGACTGTTTCTATCTGTAATAATTACGCCGTCGCCCTGGATAGTAACTGATTGATCATCTGAGGACTCTTTATCTAATTTTTCTTTTTTCAGCTGTAATTCTATCATTTTCAGCTTTTTATCAATTTTTGCGGCTTTAGCGTCAATAGCATTTTTCAGCATACTTGCAGCCACTTCAAACACGCGACCACTGTAGCGAGCTTCTACGTTCATACCTAAGTCCATTAAATCATCATAGGCATCCGTAGCACGTTGAGCTAGTGCATCAAACTCGCTATCGCTTACATCGCCGAGACCTTTGACCTGTGGTAGTGCCGCAGATATTTTATCAAACTCGCTCATGTCCCTCAACAGTGGTTGAGGTTTTTCTGCTAGTTCTTTTTTCTTTTTCTTTTCTTCTTGCTTGATAACTTCTTTGCTGTCAGGCAAGTTTAAAAGTTCTTCTAGTTTCTTAGTCATAGTAGTACTTATCTGCCTCCGTTATGAAATAAATCATTTTCGTTGACAATTCTAAATTTTATACCCTGTTGTTTACACCATAAATTGGCTGCGGCCCATTTTGCTTGATTTTTAACATATTGGGCTTGATTGTACTTATTTTTACCAACTCGTTCTAAGATAGTTTGACTCGCAGGCTTGATTTCAATTAACTCAACATGAGTTCGCATGTTCTTGTCTACGTACTGTATAAAAAAATCTGGTACATAGATTGTTTGACGACCAGTTAACGGATCTCTGTAGGGAATACTAATTGCTTCGCTAGCCCACTTTTGCACACTAGGATTGGTATCACAAAACTTCATAAAGCTCCACTCCCAACTACTTCTATAACGAGGAACTTTAGTGCCTACATATTTTTCAGGCGCGGTAATTGTAAACTTTCCTTGTGCAAACTTAGACATATCAAACTAAAATATTTCTAGATTCAAACGTATCAGCGATCTGTGCTACTCTGTATCCTAGAAGACTAGTTTTTTCTCTATAGGCATTTAATACCTGTGCAACTACTTGACTGAGCTGTACATCAGTTAAAGCCTTAAGAGTATCTAACAATGAGAAAACATTAACATTGTCTAATCTAGCCTGATTGAGCAGTACTATACTTGTGCTTCTAGCACTTTCTTGATCAAATCCTCTTTTTAAAAAAAACGCTAAAACTGCATCAATTTGATTAGTTGGAAAACTGATCTCGTGATTATAATATTTGTCAAAGAACTGTCTGACTTCGCCTGCACTATCTACTGATTCTGATGGAGGTAAATTTGCCATAATTATTGTTGAATAATAACTGTATTATTTCCTGTAATACTAACCGGTTTAGCAGTAGTAACATTATTATTTGCTGAAGTACGAGGAAAGGCTGTTCCCTCAATACCGCCTACACCAGCTGTAGCAGTTGATCCTAAAGAATTAGTACTGACTATTCCTGTCTGTCCACTAATTGGCTTCTGCTGAGTAGTTTGTGTATAATTTTGATCTGTGGTTACTCTGTTGTTTAATGTTTCAACAGTAGCTTTAGGAGTTTCTGTAGTTACTGCACTGGTCTTTGGCATAGTAACACCTGCTGGTAGACTTAAAGGACTAGGTGTTTGATCGTAATGTTCTAAACCAAACCCTTCAGGAACATCTCCATTGATAACTCCGTTACTGTAATGAACTGCTTCGTAGGTCAGCGTCATGGTTAACTCATGAGGTGAGCTAGTTTTAGCATAGTCCATTGCCTGATGATCAAATGCTTGAATATAAGGATTTATCAATTTGTAGGCAAAATATTCTTTTCTAGATAATTGATAAATTGTTATACTGTTAAAAAACATTTCAGTACTTTGGTTATCTAAACCGTACACATTACTTGGTCCGCGTTTGGTTGCGTTCCTTGCATAGGCACTGTTTGGACTGCCAGCAGATGTAGGATCTGCATAATAATATTTGTAATAATTTTGCCAAACTTTGCTGATCAATCCCATGTTGTCATCGTGAAATTTAATTGTCACTGGTTCAAACTTATGTGAGGATTGAATTACTTTTTTTCTATTGTATTGATTAACTGTTTCTGAAGAGATTTTAATGCTAGGTAAAGTTACATTTTTTACCAGCATGTTGATTTCATTTTTATGGCGTTGTGTTATACTTTGGTCTTGTAATGCTCTACTGTTGATACTAAACACAGTATGAAATAAGAAATCTAATTTAGGCGCAAGTCTAAAATTATCATCACGAAAGATTCTTGCACCGTGCTGATAATCCCTAAGTGTAGTATTAGGGTTAAGATTATTATTTAGATACGCATTAAAGGGATTTGCCATAATAGTATTTATATAGCCAAATTAACTACGCAGTTAATAAACAGTCACAAAAAAGCCCACGTAGTGTGGGCTTTTTAATTAGCGGGCGCCGCCGCCTGTTGTACCTGTACCTGTTAATCTAGTAACTGGTGTTCCTACTCCAATAGTACCTGATGTCTGTAGACAGTTGTCAGGTTGAATTGTTAAGGAAATTGTTAGAGCTTCTTGTGTACCATAGTTGTTTGTATCATAATCAACTTTAGTTACATAGCAGCCATAACACTCCCAAGTTTCTAGGATGTTTGGAGTACTTGCTCCGTTGCCGCCGTCTAGGATTTCTAAACGCATAGTAAACTTGTAATCACTACCTGCGGCTGCTGAAGCCTGCTCAAAAAAGTCAAATTGCTTCTGCATCTGCTCACCAACTAACTTTGAAACGCTACCGGTAACGTCGTCACGTAGTTTAATGCTCATTGCTTCCCAAGTGCCTTTACCAGCTAAGTGAAAAACTGAGTTGTATACTTCAATAGGAATATCTTTGAAGTTGGCAGTAGGACGCTTTGCTTCAGAAACTTGCTTAGTAAGCTCTGTTGTAGGAGTTGACACGCCAAAGTTTTCAAACATCACTCTAAAGCGATATTTCATCTTTGGCATCAACATACCTTGTGCTGATGCGCTTTGATCTGACGCTAGCGGTACTGTAAATCTTGATAATGTTGCGATTGCCATATTTGGACTCCGTTATTTGTTATAGACCTTTGATCTCACCAGTGTTCTTCAAGCGTAGTGGAATGTAGATAAATTCAACTGCTTTTACTGGTTCAATCGCAACGTCTAGATATAGTTCACTGCGATCAATTCTTGCAGGTGTGTTATTGCTTGTGTCACAGACTACAATGTAGTCATATAGAGCACGTTGTCCAACTAGTTCTAGTAATAGACTTTCTGCTGCCTGCTTAATTTCATCTCTAGTAATCTTATCATTTGGCTCAAATACATATGGTT